GATCTCCTTGACGTCATTTATCGACAATATAAATTTGCCCTGGATGTTGCTTAGAATCTCACTCAGCTTCCGGAAATCGTCTCGATGAAAAACGTCGTCACCGTAATAATCCTCACAACCATAATAAGGAGGATCCAAATAGAAGAAGGTGTCCGGCTTGTCATATCGATCGATAAACTGCTCATATGGCTTATTCTCTACATAAACCCTCGCCATGCGCAGATGAACGGCCGACAATTCCTCCTCGATCCGAAGCAGATTGAGCCGCGGCTTGGCGCTTGTAGCGACAGAAAAAGACGGATTTTTGATCCTCGCCGCATATCCTGACTTCAATAGATAATAGAACCGAACAGCTCTTTGGATATCCGTCAACGATTCCGGGGCCTCGGCTTTGAATCGCTCAAACTCATCCCTGGCCACAAGTATCCATTTCAGGTACCGGATGAATTCCTCCAGGTGATGTTTTACGACTCTGTACAAGGTCACCAGGTCGGTATTGATGTCATTTATGATCTCGACGTGCGATGCCATCTCATCCTTTTTAAACAGCAGCCAAGCCGCGCCTGCGAACACCTCGCAATAGCAATTATGCTCAGGCATTTTCTCAAGGATTTTACCCACCAGGAGCGATTTCCCGCCCATGTATGCCAGAAAGCTCCTCATACAATCCTCCCTTTGCAATGCCGGAAAAACCCTGCTATAAATCTACCCGTTCGGCCGAGCGGATGGTAGCGGGTTATCCCGTCTGGCGTGTGAGCGCCTGGTCTGGGGAGGCTGTACTCCCTGGAATACTGTCCGCGTTTTATTTTAAGATTTTAGAGCGCACCTCAATAGCCTGCGCCTCACAATTCTTCAATTCCTGTGGCGCGTCTGCCTGTTTTGCGACCCATTCCCTCATCCCGCGGATCAACCGCAAGTCCATATCCGCGAGGGTAACCTTTGCTTCTTCATCGGCCTTTAATCGAGCCTGCCTTTCAAACAATTCCGCCGCCAGACTGTCATAATTTGCCACCACATCCTGCACAATCGCTCTGTTCTCTGGTGTGTCGTAGGGGGACACATGGGGAGCAGTTACGGGTTTGCTATTTTGGTCGGGGTCATTAAACATCACCACCAACCCCTCAAGACGAAACTGTGTCGGATCAATCCGCTGTGCCAAAAGCTGGCATAAAATATTTGCGTTCATTTAATCTACCCTCATAAAAGTTAATTGCGTCACGCCGGGTCCCCAACCACCATCGTCACCTATAATGCTCATATTGGTGGTGCCGATTATTGAAATGCCCAAATGTATTGTGTCTCCGGCATTAAGATACTTCTGCTTTGATGGACCTGCAACGGAAGAGATGCCTACGTCGGTTCGCACCATATTGCTAAACGTTAATTGGGTTGCGCTTGCATAGGTAGCGCTCCCGGTACGTATGTACAGCCTTGCAGTAACGCCCGTGGTGTCGCTTGAACTAAGAACGATTGCAGAAATAGAGTATTTTCCAGACTGTTTTACAACTATGGCAATGCGTGAAGCCTCTGATATGTTTGAACCTTGTGTAAAAGTAGTCGCAAAATTCTTGGAGTATCCATAATCGCTCTTCGGATTCCAGATGACCTGCGGGGCATCCAGAACCGTTGCCTGTATAGTGTGGTCGGGAGTATCGGCGGTGTCGTACTGATAGCGTATTTTCCCTACACAGACGCAGTATTCAGTTACGGCTTTGGTATAGGTCGAACCGGCTTCAAGTAGGAAGAAATCATCATCTGTTTCTGTTGTTGAAGCGGGAACTCTTGTAAATCCCGAATAACCACCTAATGCCCATACGATGCCGCCAGCAGCATCCCATATCGCATAAACGTAAGCCGTCTTGATTTCGGCGTCCAAACTGCCTTTTGACCAGTAATTCGCGGCATCGGCCATGATGAACTGAGATGTGCCGGACAGATAAGCCGCCGCTCTGCTTCTAAACGTATAACCGTTGCCATCGGGGATCGCCACGGAGATAATATTCGTCGCATCAGGAACCGCACCGCCAGACTTCGTGAAGATGTCCAGTTTATTTACAGCGGCATTCACGACGGGCTTGAGATTATTTACTCCTGCTACTTCCATGACGGCCTGCTGCAATAACCACCTTTTATTTCCGGCATTGGCATCTGGGGCAATAATAGCCGGCGAACTTTCAGCAGCTCCCGAATCGTCATCGAGTTTATAAACATACAAAATTCCGGCAGCCGCCACAAAAGCGAAATCGCCGTCTACCAATCCGGAGCCGTCAATGGAATCAAGGTCCGTCCCCGCGCCGCCGATTAATCCTGTTTTAGAATAATAAATTTTATTAGCCATTAGACCACCTCCCTGAAATTAAATGTTATTCTGGAATGGGTTCTTGAAATATGCTCGATTTCCGGTGAATCGATCCGCTTCGCGAAGAGAACGAATTCATCGTCGGGTATGCTGCTATTATCGATAAGCTTAATAGCAAGGGCCTTCGGCCCGACAGCGTCAAATATGTCATGCTTATATTTAAAGGCATTTGCCCGCGTCTCAACCATAACCAGGTTTAAGAACGTCCGTACTACATTCCGTTTGCGGAAATAATCCATACCATTGTTAAGTTCCCGCTCTATCGAGTAGTCATTTGATCCTTCCCCCAGCCCATATGCAGGGTCTTTGAATGTTTCGATCATCCCAGCCCGCACGATCCCGGCACTTACAGCACTTGTCGCTATCAAGACTATTGTCACAACATGCGGGATGGTGAATTCAGAATAATCAGCCCATAAACGGCCATGCACGCCCGGCAAGTCGTAAGTCGTCATCGTAGAGACTTCGTCGTCTTGCAAAATATATCCGGCCTCCAGAGAATAACCGGCCTCCAATGTATAGGTAGCTCCTGATCCGGCTGTCACCACGGCAGAAATTGCGTTAGTATTAAAAAGCTCCACAGCAGAACCCTTTGAAACCGTCAAGGTCAGAGTGGCTATTGTGACGCCTGCCGCCGCTTTCCAGAGATTTGTGGGAAAATCATCTTGAAGATTTATGACCGGGAAGTCTGGATCGGCGGAAGTGGCTGCAACCGTGGTGATATTGTCGAGTCCGGTGTCTATGTCGATGATGATCTTCATGCCGCCGCTATTGCCCCTTCACCCTCGATATTGATCGAATCATTTATGAAATCCAGCCGCAACTTCCTTGCCCTGATCCATGATGATAGGTTCACAACATGTGCTGTGTCGGGAATTACGATTTTCCTTCCCGGGGCCGGGAAGTTTCCGGCGATCATGGGGACGTCCAAAGTTATCCTGGCCGCGTTCTCAATGGCGAGAATATCAGTCAATGCCGCCTCGATGTTCGCTTGGGTCGTATGGTACGGCGTCACGGTCATGCCGTCCCCGTACGGATAAGCCGACAGTTTATAATATTGGCTGGAATAGAGAACGGAAACGGGATTTTTGTACCAATATCTGGGGAACGCGAAAAACTTGAACTCCGTCAATGTCCATGTCCCGTTATTGAGCAGCATGTCCACCAGGTAGGCGGTCGACCCGACAATATAAAAAAGATGGCTGTAAAACTCGGCGATGGCCGATGCCAGGTCGATAGCACGCTGGATATCGCTGGTAGTGTGCGTGACGTTCGGGGATGAGGCGCGAGCATAAGTCGTATTGACCGACGTGATCTCCGGTATCGTGGTCAGAATGGCGGTCAGGACGGAATTGAGTGTATTGTTGTAGGCTGTCGTTGCCGCTATCGTCTCATCATAACTCGGCCCGTATATCGAGTAGGTGATTTGCTCGCGGTCGAATTCCTTTAAATGGCAAGTGCCACTGAAAATGAGTTCCTTAGCCGCCTCTGTGGTGTCTGTATAATAAATAGAAATGTGGCAGGAGACTGGCGGTGGCCAGTCGGCTTGAAAGAGAATGGGATTGAAGCTGATCGTTCCGAAGGTCATTTTCGCATAGCCGCCGTGATCGGAAGGAATAGAGATCATCGGGGCATCGAAGGTCAGGATCCGCGGCTTCCAGTTATGTGTCAGAGCATGGCCGTCAATCGAGACATAATTCACAACCGCGTTAATTGTCAATTCCACGAGTAGCATTATGAATAAACCCTTGTTGTCGCGCCTGTGCCCGTATTCAGGCCACGTCGATTTCTCTCGACCACAACGCCGTCGGCGACGACCCTCATTCTTCCGCCTACCTCTGAGCCATCCAGGTAAACCCTGATCTCTCCGATAGATGGCCTTCCAGCGCCGCCTCGTTCATAGGCTGCCGTCTCGCGCTGATTCAGGACACGCTCCCCTCTTTGCGCAATGATCGGAACCTCATCAACTCTCAGACCCATGTGAGCCCTGGGAGCGTTGGCGAAGGCATATGTAGGCATTTGGCGGGTAAATGTCGGCATGTCATAACCGATCTTGCCACCAGAATGCCAGAGTCCGAAACCGTGCGAAATGTCACCCAGAACATCTCCAATGAAACTACCGGCCTCACTGACCCCTGGTATTTTCCCCGCAAGATTAATAGGCGTTTTCGCTATCGCTTCGGCCAATGCAACAGCCACCTGCGGCATAGCGGCAACGAGTGCGCTTATGACAGCGGGGATAGCATCGATGAATGCCTGCACAATCTCGGGTATTTGATTTGCGAGTTCCCGGATCATGGCCGGTATTTGCCTGATGAAATTTGTCACGCCTTCGACAATTCCCCTGATGATATCCGGCAGTCCGCGAATTATATTAAAAATGGAATCAATAAGCGCCTGCATGGATTTCCTGAAATTCTTGCCAAAATCTCCGATGGCGTTGAAAAGACCGGAAACAGCATCTATAATCTTCATGGGTATATTGACGATCTCGGTGAGGATGTTCGCAATGGCAACAATCAGATTGCCCCAGGCGAGTACGACGTTCGCAGATGTCGTCATGACTTCTTTAGCAAATTGAGTACCGGAGGCATCGGTTGAAATCTTGAACGTTTTCCCTGATGCATTGACATTATCAACCCACTGCTTCAGTTTGTCATACATCAGCGAATCACCGGCGGTCGCCTGTGATTTCGTGAGGTCAAAGACCTTAGCCTGATATCCCCGGATGGCGGCAAGGGCATTGCTCACATCGCCCGCACTCCCAGGGACATTCCCGAGGGCTGCTGCCCTGTCTTTTTCCGCCTGAATGAGTTTCTGATAAAGTACGATCTGTTGTTGTATATATTCATTTTCTGTGATGAGCAGGTTAACCCTGTCGAGCCTCAATTTCTCCGCCGCAATGTCCTGGCTTAGGCTTATTTTATATAGTGCATAACCGTCATCGATCTGCTGACGGGCTACTTTCTCATTTTTCTGTTGTACTTCATTAAGCCCCTTCCAGTTTTCTATCATTTCCTTTTGATATGCTGCCAGCATCCGGGCGGCTTCCGCCTCCTCGATGATGCCTTTCGCCTCTGAAATCCCCGCAAATTCGTTCCGAAGTTTCTCGGTCTCAATATAAATCTTGTGGATCTCATCTTCAAACGCTCCCATGCCTGCATAGGCCGCCGTATCGATGAGGCCTTCTTTGAGCTGATCCCATTTCTTTTTGAGTTCTTCCAGCGCCTTCGCATCGGTAAAGGCCTTCAGTTTCGCCATTTGAGCGTCGACTAATTGCTGTGCGTCCCGCAACTCTTGTGCTGTCGCCTTTTTGCCTGCTTCACCTTCCAGAAATATAGCCTTAGTGGCCTTATTTATCAGGTCATTCCGTGCCGCCCATGCAGCATTAGCGATTTCCATGTTTGATCTGGCTTTTGCCTCATCTCCCGTAGCTTCATAGACGAGAGCTCTATATCTCGCATAAGCTGAAACGATCCCCAAGACGCCGCCTGCGAGATATTCAAACGAGCGAAAGAGCGCATCCATCACTACAATTAATCCTTTTCCTATGGTTTCTTTCGTCTCTTTGATCTGAGCGTGGAACTGTTGCATTGAAATGGCTGCCTGGTCCTGTGTTCCCTTAAGCATCTTTTGCTTTAATTCGAGATTTGCCATTGCCAGCTCGTAAAGTGCCATTTCATCCGCGCCTGCGGCCACAGCCGCATTGACAATCTTCATTTGTTCTCTCGTAACGGCTCCCATCCTGACCAGCGCCCTTGGCATCTTCGTTGCGATCGCATCGGATAATGTCTCATATGTTTCACCCACGGTTTGACCGGCGATCTGGGAGGCGGTTACGACCACATTGGAAAACCTTTCGATCTGCGCAGGGTCGTAACCCATAGTCATCAATTTCACGGCTTTCTGCATCAGGTCAGAATCGTCGATGGTTTCCCTTGTGAGACTTTTCATCTTGGCGATCATCTTATCGGCATTGACATCCGCCGCTTCGGCCATGATTTTAAATGAGGACTCAACCTGTAAGGCTTTCGCACCCTCATCCATGTATTGCATGGCTTTATTAACGGTCATCCAGGCGGCGACAATCGTGGCGGAGGCGGCGACCCAATGGCTCTTGAGTTGATCCATAACCCCCATTGAGGACTTTGCGGCTTTTTCGGTCTGCTTAAAGGCGCCTTCCGCGTTCTGCCCGAACTGCTTGAATGTGACAGTGCCTTTGTCATCGACGGCTATTTCTATTGTGAGTTTCGTTGCCATTTTTTAATTTTCCGGGGCCCGTCGTTCGCTGTCAGTCCCCGGCCTCACTTCTCTCTTTAAGGAAATGATGAAATGTCTTGACCACCTGATCAAAAACTCGCCTTCTGTCCTTCACCCCGTTTCGATCAATTGCTGCATCTACCGCAAGATGATTTATATCCACAATCACTCCGTCCATCCCACGCGTTATTACCTGACCGCGACATGCCATATAGACAGCAGCCGCATTCTGATTCTCTTCGAAAAGTTCCACCTGGCATGTCTCGCATGGAGGATCACCGGGCGGATCTCTTTCTGCATATATCTCGCGACACCCTGGGCACGTGAGCGCATATTCATCGCACCATTGCACCCATTCAATCAGTTTTTTTCAGATTGTTCCGCCTGGAATTTCTCATCATCGGCCATCTGCTTAATGCAATCACCGATAAACTGTGCGAACTTCACAGACTTTGACATGAGGAGGATCTTGTTTTCTTTCGTACAGGGAATTTCTTTCCCATTGCCGTCAACGAAATTCTCCCAGGACACAATGGATTGATCCCAGAAAAGCTCGTTTTGAAGGTCTTCATTGACCTCCTCCACATCAAACCGCTCGGCCTTGCCTTCGATCCGCTTATATTCAACTTTTTTCTTGATAGTTTGTTTGCGAATCGCTCTCCAATCCTCAATATCAATGAATCGAAGTTGGACCCGGCCGCCGCCCTCCATGTCGAAAAACACGCCCTGTTTTTCTAAATTGAATACCGTCATAAAATGGCCCCCCAAATCAGTATTAATCCCTAATCAGTGTTAAATCCCTAATCAGTGTTAGGTTCCGTAACGGGTCATAACTGCCGCAGAAATCTTGCCGGCAAAATCAATCTTGCCGAGGGCATTACGCTCCATTACGATTGCATCGCACTTTGTGGGTAGGATTTCTCCGCCTGGCGCAACCGCCCAATACTTTGTCGCCGTCTCATAGAAGTATAGATTTGTGAGAGGCACCTCCGCTTTACATGCCGCGGAAAAAGCATCCTGACCGTTTGGGTCGGCAGAATCATAATTCCCGGAAAATGTGACGTTGCCCGGGTTGCCTGCCCCTCCGAAAACGAAGGCTTGAACGGTATCACCGAACTCCGTATCCTCCAAAGTCTGAGGCTCGTATCCGCTCATTGACCACGTTGATAGTCCCGCGATCTTGACGGACCCATACATCACTTTTGCAAGTTTTCCTTTTACTACTCCCATAACCATTCCCTCCTGTTCAGTCTTCTCGTGCCCCTATGACAGTAGAGTCAATCCGCTGCCCGGGGAATCTGTTATATAACCATTTCCACGTTGCCTTAAATCTATCATCAGGTTCCCACCCCCGATGGAAACGCCCGCAATAATGCTCCGCCCACGCATCGATAATCCATGCCGTTCCCGTTTCTTTCGCCCGCAGAACAGCATATGTCCCGTACAGATCAAATCCTTCAAGGGCTTCATCGAATCGGAAACCGCTTTTCATATTGACGATGATCGTGCATTCATCGACACACGAACATTGCGCTGGAAATGTGTGTTCTGAAACGATCCATAGGGGCGTGCTCATGTCGTGGAATCGCCCACAAAGTTCCCCCTTGCTATCCTTTCCGACGATTCCGGCAATCACCCAATTGTCGGGAAGCAAAATAATCTGAGACTGTACCTGGCCGAGCCATCCTTCCCGGTAATACATGTCCTGGTGTGTGAGGATCCCGATCTCTGCGCCCTTGCTCTCTATGATGTCCAGGAGTTTGTTCAGGCCTTTTGCCGCGCTTTCCGGGTTCATGATCGTATAACAGGAGAAATCCCCGATCGCTGAATTACGCAGAATCATATCAAGCCGCTTGAGGTCGTTTACCATACAGCCGAAGGCGATCTTGTGATTCCCTCTGTCCCATCTGCCAGGCTCATAATAGTTAAATAGGGCATAAAGTTCGGGCTCATATTTGATCTGCTCGCCTGATTCTTTATGATGCATCGCCATCTCGCCATCCCAGCAATGATTTTCCTCGTTGAAAAGATGTTGTTTGAAAATCTTTCCCTTAACGAAAGACTGCTGGGCGCTGATCGATCCCATCTGCATGTTGTCAGGATGCGCATGGAGCGTCGTCGTGGGATATTTGCGGATCTCTGGGACACCCATAGGGATAAAGTTGCCACGCTTCATGGAGATGACCACAATATCGTCATCCATTGATTTGATCTTATCAAAAACGCCGGCGTCATACATATCGTCGTCGTCAACTGTGACGTAATAATCATCGTCAACAATTTCAGCGTTTTTTATGAAATAATTTCTCTTAAAATTTCCAGGCATCAGCGCTGTGCAATCACGGGAATTCACAGGGATGATCAGGGGAAATATCCACGGCTCTGCGAATTCCGTTGCTTCATCCTGAAACATGATCGGGTGCCAGATTATGTTCATCGGCCGATAAGCCTCGATCAGCGTGCTTTTAAGGATGCGCCGCATGAACGGAGTTATGAGGTGGATGTTTTTCATGCCTTCACTGCCAGTTTCTTGTCATGAATGATACCAATCCCCTGCAATGGCACGTCTGCACTGTGATCAAGATATTCCATCGTCGCCTTGCCCCGCATCGTTTTGAGATTATTCCAGAATGCGACAATGTCCGGGCACGTTATTTCCTGTATGTCATGGACCATACAGATTTTTGCGTGTCGGCCCACGTTCTGCCAGTCCTTTGCTATCCACTCTGCAGTGTGGTCGCCGTCGAGAAGGCAGAGATCATACTGCTGCCCGGCTATGTCGTCGCTGGTGACAGGCGAGAATGTAAGCCATTCTTCCGCGTCGATGATTTCCCTTATCTCCGGGTTCAGAAAATTCGTCGGATCAATCCCCTGGCACTTGATGTCCGGATTAAATCGCCTGAGATATTCAGATACAAAAATAAAGTTGCCGCCCTGAAATGTCCCGATTTCGCAATAGCTGTTAATCTCAAATTGACTTAGATAAATTAGCGCCTTGGATAGTTGCCCCGGCGTCTGATATATCCCGGCCATGTCCTCCGACCGATTTTTGTATTTTTCATCTTCCCCGAAAACGGGCGGCCCCCATTGAACAATCCCAAATGCCCTGATAAGATCTGCCACGATTTCCGAATTTTTAAGAGTTGCCTGTTCGAGACGCCGGATCAGACTTATAACTACTATAATGTTTTTATTATTCATGTATTTCTTTCCCTTTCAAACCTGCTCCTGCGCATATATGTGGATCTCCGCATAGTGACAGAGAACATTTCCGAAGATGCGGTTTTCGATGACTTCAGCCTGGGGCCCGGCGCTTCCGCTTTGTGATTCACCTTCGCCGATATCGGATATGGTGAGGCAGGCGCCGTTCAGATCGTCATGGTCTTCGAGTTCCTCGCAGACATCGTCGACCAATTGTTGAAACGTTATCTCGGTCGCATCCGCATCGTTAATGCCCATGATCAGGCGAATGACAATTAGATGTGTCCTGATTTTTTCGTTGTCCAGCGCGAGTTCGAATGTCTTGCGGCTTTTCCTCGTGATTAGATAGCCATTGATCTTCCCCGTCGACGTGTCTTTGAACAGATTAAGGAATTTGCCCCATTCCACCGCCCAGCGGTCATAATCATGCCCCACGCCGATGCCATCGACTCCGGAGAGGATCGTCTTTATCTGTTCGCGAATAATAGGAAGGCTCACGCGCTCAGCCTCCTGATGATGTCGTCCGGGATCTGATTCAGGATCCTCATAATCTGCGCCTCGCTTTGAGCAAAACCCTTTTCAAACATGTGCACTCCCGGAGTCCCCCGTTTCGATATCGCCCTGGCGATGCAGAATGCGACTCCCCTGGCCTCGCTGCCGCTGATCCCCAGCTTCTTTTCCACCCAGTGCTGGATCGGCGCTACAGGCGGGAAGTGCGGCTTCGTCCCATATTCGAGCGGCTCGCCATAGACTGCCGGCGTCCCGAATTGCCCATAAACGACGTCGCCCTGTATGGCGGTCTTCCCAAACATCGTGTCCCTGATATGTATGGGCCCGGCGCCTTCCGGGGTGATCTGTTTTATGACATTCTCCAGAAGCTGAAGCGCCTCCGTAATCCTGCCTATGCGTGCATCCTTAGAGGCCTCCGGGTATTCCTTTGTCAGCCTCTCCAGATCCTCGATATGCGCCTTTACCTTCAGCTCAAACACTGCTTTTTTTCTCCAACTAACTGCAAAAATCAGCGATATTTTCTCGGATGGGTCAGTTTGTCCCCTGCCCAGCTCCCTGACAAATCCTGATCTCTGGTCACACTTGCCGGCGGCGTCTCGCCTTCTTTGATTCCCAGGTGGTTATAATAGATTTTCCGGTAGGCAGCCGCCCTGGCCGAATAGTCCCGGGATTTGTTTTTATGGTCCACACTGTCAGCCATGATGGTGCTATCCTGCGTTTGCGCAAAATAGGTGCTGAGCATCTCGCAGAAAAAGGCGGCGCTGAGCGCCTGGACTGCCTTCTCGTCCGCGGTCTTCACCGTGCAGGTCGCATCCGTGCAGGTGTGTGGCGCCGTATGTGTGACGCGGATATCTTCCGTGGCCAGCGGTGTCGCATTCAGGAAGCGCAGATACTGACCCTCGGGTTTCTCATAGATCATCCAGTCGTCATCCTGGAGGATATCCGGAGTCTCATTCGTGTCGTCCACCGGGTATTCCACCTGCTTGATGACCGAAAAACCATCGGACCAACTTGTCAGGAGTGTGATCGCATAATCGAACACCGCGGCACCTTCTATGTCCGCCACGACGATCCGGGGCCGGTGTTTGGAGTGCAGTTCCAGCGCCTGTTCGATCGCCATGATCTTCTCAGTCTCGCCCAGGGGATACTCCCCCTTGGCCAGATTGCCGATCGCCGTCAGATAGTCCTGCCGTGTGCTCAATTTTTAAATACCCCCGTTATGGAAAACGTAAAGCTCGTACCCGCCACGGTGTAGTTGATCCGGACATATTTCCCGAAATTGGTGATTGCCTGCCGGTATTGCCCGGTAGCGGATATCTGTGCGATCGCCGTGTGGGTGTACCAGACCGAATCGTCTGGAGATGTCTCGATAATGATATCGAGTGTCGATGTACCACCCTCCGCCGTAACATTGACCAGGATCTGCCCTTCGGTGTATGCCGAGACCTCGAAGGCGCTCGACTGCGCCGTTGCCGCCGTCTTAATCCCGGATGAAAGAAATGTGATGACCCGGGTCGTCCGGTCTTCTGCCCTCGCGGGGATGGCTGATATGATGTCCGCCAGGACCATGACAGCCAATATGGCCGTAAATATCCAGAAGGCGATCCTCCTGATCCGCTTCATTCTTTGTTCCCTTTCTATCATCTGCGAATCCTCCCAATTTTGCCCGACGCTTTTAAATCGCCCAGGTTCAATGATCCTCCCCTTGGCATGAAACACCCGATAGAACGTGCGTTCTCTCAAATTTGGCCTTGTTTTGCCGACACTGATGCCACATTCCGAGCCAGGCGCATCCCAATAATGCCGTTGGCGGCACATGCATGCAGAAAAATCCGAGGCAACTCACCATGAGGGCGGCCATCCCCATCGCTTCAGGGTGAGGTGCCGCTTTTCTGTAAACCACGACAAGGAAGACAGCAACAAAGACCACCATGAGCGCCAGCGCTTGCACGCCCATCTCAAACGTAGCCTCTACAGGTTCATTGTGCGCCTGGGCGAAGACGTCCTGTGCCAACAATATTCCGTTTTCATATGTCACTTTACCGAGGCGCGGTTCTCCGGAGGCAAGAAGAGGAAAAACCCACTCCCAACTTCCGAGCCCTCTGCCGAATGCCTCGGATCTCAAAGACCAGGCCGCGTGTTTCCATGCGAGCCATCGCGGGTTATCCGTCATCATATCCAGAGGCTTCACCTGCCAGAACCAGATGCTGGCAAGAAGCAACACGGCATATAGGCTCATGCGGACATTTCGTCTTTCTGTTACGGAGAGCCAGATATACACCGACATGGCCGCGAGGGCCGCCAGGAAGCCGGTCGTTGACCAGGCCATGTACAACCCGCCGAAAATGAGCGGGACCAGCATATACCGCCATTCCCTCCGCCACGGGGCGAGGGCTAACAGCCGGTAAGCGAAAATGGATTCAAACCTGAAACTCCATTTGCGGAGGCATCCAGGCAGGCAGAGTGCCAGAAAAATTGCGGCCGTGTCCGGGTTTAATGGGCCGGTGCCGAAGTAGGGATGTATGGTTCCGAGTTTCTGCAGAGATATCCAGTCAAGGATAATCAGGGCGGCGATGCACATGAAGTCCATCGTTTTCTCCCTGTCGATCCGGCTGAATCCCTCTGCACAGGCCAGGAATATAGCGATCATGAGGAGCGATACATATTCATCATATGCCGGAGGCAGCCGTGTCGCAGTGCGGAAGAGGGCGAGGAGAAGAAACAGCCTCCACCACCAGGAAGACAGCATGACGACTACGGCGCCGCAGCTAATCCATATGACGACGAGTTGCCAGGACAGACGGAACGGCATGCCGTCCGCCGGGATGATGCAGAATATCAGCCCGGGAACGGCCGCCAATAAAATTATCTGATAAATTTTCTTCACGCTGTCAGTATCCTGCTTCTGCAGATTTCGGTATCTGGACACGAATATAATATGTCGTTGATGTCGCTGCACTTGCCGCACCCGGTAGCACCCATCCTATAATCTGCGCGGCCGTAGGCGCTGTCTGCGTCAGACCGCCCGGGCTGTTTGCAAGGAATATACGATAGCCGGGGCTTGCCGCGGACATACCGGTGATTATACCCTCAACAACGACCTCGACAGTTTTCCCAGCCACTCCGCCTTTGCCGATGATACCTACAGCAGGACGCAATGTCGACTGGTCCGCCATCGCCTTATATGCCTTGCCGTCGGAACCTTTGATGCAGACGGGATCGCCGGTGGCAAGGGTCTCTCCGGCGGTTGCCGAAAAACGCGTACTTTTCTGGAGCCAATAAATCGCAGCCTCCGCCGGCGCGACAGTAGCGACCAGGAACATCACGCAAATAAATATCATCAGAAATGCTTCTATTGACTTTCTGAAATATGTCCTCATTTTATCCTCCTTGATCTTCTAAATGCCGGGCGGGTTTTTATTCCGCCCGGCTAATTATGCGATTGTCACTCACAAAAAGCCTGTGCTTACACGATAGCCTTATATCCGCTCCTATAATCGATCGGCGCTCCGGCGTACTGATGTCTGATCTTGTACCGAATCTTGTCGGCAACGAAGACCTGCTCCGCTTGGGCGGAGTCGGCCAAGAACATCTCCGGCTCTTGCCTGCCGTTCAGATACCCCATTTCGATGATGTCGACCACATCGGGCGGCAGCATCAGGTACCAGTCATTGGCATCCGCCAGAAGCGAGACCATCTTCCCGTTGATTTTTCCCCTCAGCGAGTTCCGGGTCTTGGTCGTGAGATCTGCGGCACCGGTGTAATAGAAATCATCGTTGACGACTGTATCGGCCGCTGCGAGCAAGCCCACGGGATAGAAAAGGGTCGGCTTCACGTTCTGATCATCCAGAAGACCCAGTCTTTCCGCGGAGTCCTTTTCGGTCATTGCCGCCAGCGCTGCATAGGCGATGAGGGCAGTGGTAATTGTCAGGGCGGCAGCCCCGAGATTGCCGTGGCCGACCGTGAATAACGCCGTCGCGTCGGTGCAGTTCGAGTTGTTGATCAGGAAATTCCAGACGTATTTCGCATGCGTCCTGCGGGCGGCCCTGCCAAGGTTCTGGATGAGCCTGGTGATGACGCTGATATCGTCATTGATGATTGTCTTCTGCGAGATCGTGAGGATGTTCCCCTTGATGGCGATGGTGTAGGTGGACTCCTCATCCGTCACGGCGCTGACTTCCTGGTAATCTGCGGCTTCCGGATCGACCGTATCGAGATCGGCAAATCCTCCCACAAGTACGGCCTCCTGGAGGCGGTAATCCTTGACGGGTTTGCGGACGCTGATGAGGAGGCTTTCTCCATAATCGGTTGCAAGATACTGCTTCACGAGACTCCGTCCCAGGGTGTTCCCCAGGATATATGTGAATGTATTGCTCAGTATCTCCATTCTTGACCGGATATCCTTCGGGATTGCCTTCAGATTGACGCGCCCGGTGACATCGGGATCGCCCGTGAAAAAAGTGTACATCTCCCTGATACTGGAAAATGCCGGAATCTGGTCGAAGCCTTCCACCGCCTGGGTGGACCTTACGTCCCCGAAAAATTGCTGCCCGTCAAGGCGCCGCAGTCCCGCCATCCTGATCAGGTCTTCCTTCGTCAGGCCCAATAGTCTATCGATGGCCATCGTAGCCTTATCGAAGGAATCTATCCCGCCTGTTACACGTGA